TGCAGCAGCCTTAACTTGTTTTGTGTAAGCCATAGCGCGAGCTAAAGCCTTTGTGTAACGTGCTGATAATGTGTCATACAAGTTATCTTCTACAGCTTCTTCTGTTAAAGAAAAGCCAAGAGCGATAGTTTGATGATTGTATCGAGCTGTCCAAGCTTCTTGAGCATTGTCATAAGCGATTGCAGTGCCTTCGTTTTTGACTGGTGCTGCTGAGAAACCTGAAAGTTTTGTTTCTTCTTCGAATGAACGTTCTGATGTTTCAGTTTCGTAAATTTCTTTAGATTCTTCACCATAACGTTTGTATTCTAGACCAAATAGTGCATTTAGTCCTGGTAAGAGCTCCTTAAGGAGCTGTGCGCGTGAAATAGCCATGTTTTATTCTCCTTAAGTTGTAGTACCGGTTGTTGATAATTGTTGATGCCATGTTCCGTTGAACTTAACGACAACTTCTGAATAGTAACCAGTTGTTGGATCGATAGTTTCTGGAATAAGAGCAGTAACTCTAAATAGTGATGTAGCAGTACTGTTAGCAGAAGAACCATCAATAGATGAATTAATATTACCTGTTGCTGTATCTCCTGTACCTACTACTAATAAAACGTTTGTGTTTAAAACAGTGCCTGCTACTGGAGTAATCGTTTGATTATTACCTGTAACTGCTACTTTAAACTCTGCAGCTGGATCATTTACAACATAAGCAATAACGTTAGTTACGCCAGATGCTGGTGCATATTGAGCTTGCACTGTTTGACCTGTTGAGTTTGTGTATTGAACACCCATTACAACACCTACAGCGTAAGTACTAGCTGTGTGGGATGCTACTGGTGATACTGTACCGCCATTTACGAATGCAACCACTTGACCGTTATAAACTGCTTGACCACTTGTTACTGGGTACTGATTAGTAGCACCAGCATATGGCATGCCGTCAAAACGATTAATAGGTCTTAATCCGTATGGAGCGGTTACTGTTGGATATGACATAGTAATCTCCTTATATTTATATTATTTACCTTTACCAAAGGATGTCGTAGATTTTGACTCTGCGAACAGGGGCATACGAGCATCACTTTGTTTTAAGAAGCTGTTGTCAACTGCATCGGCTTGTTGTTTTGCTTGTTGAGCATAATGAGCTTTACGTTGTGCAACAAACTCCTCTGGGATCTTGCAAAGTAATAATCCACCAATTTCTACGCCTTCTTTGAAGCGAGAGTTTTGATCGACCATTAACTTCATTTCAGGGTGGTCCGCTAATTTAACGGGCTCCCATCCTTCACGCATTTTTGAAGAAACATTTAGATTATCAGCCTCGTTCATGACACTTGTACGAATCCATCTGTAAGCCCAACCAGGTACCTTTTTAAACTCAGGTAGTAATGATGCAGGTTTCCAGCTATCAGGTCTTTGAAATTCGTCTCTTGATTCTAATTCACGATCTACTCTTGTATTATCCATTTGCGTTCTCCAATTTTAAAGTTTCTCTTGCATATTGCTCCGGTGTTAGACCAAATTTCTTGGCTAACGCTACTTGTGTCTTCGTCAGACGCACTTTTTTAGGCGCGGTGCTACGCGTTGCCGGGGCAACTACATTCGAAGGTTTTGTGCGCTGGGCGGGTGTTTCCTCGTCTAGCGTTGCATCCCCAAAGTATTCTGGGAATCGTTTCTGCATCGTACCATCGATACGACGATAATATTCGTCAGAGGTGGGATCTATGCCACTCCTAACTAATTTTTCATGTAAGCCTAATGCAAGGCTTGTCATTTCTTCATCAGATCCAAACCAATCATTTTTATCCTGCCAAGCAAGTGCTTTAGAATCAGGTTTAAATGCCTGTGTTTGAGGCTGTTGTTGTAATTGTGGTATATATACCTCATTTTTGTCCTCTTGTAAAGGTCTTTGATATTGGGATATATAACTATTAGCTTGAGACAACCTAAGTTGTGCATCATTCATGCGTTGTTGAGCATCAATAATTTTCTCAGTATCACCAGAATCATAAGCTTCACGATAGTCTCGCTTGGCTAAATGTAACTGTGAGTCTAAAGAATTTTTTAATGTCTCAATATAAGTTGCTTCGCCAGAACTTAAAGTTGACTTTAACTTTTTATTCTCATCCGCAATTTGTTGAGCAAATTTAATAGCTTCTTGTCTTTCTCGGTCAGCTGATTCTTTAGCACGTCTTTCGTCATGCCAAACTTTTTTAAGCTGCGCCATACGTTGTTTAACTCGTTCAGAGTAATCATCAAGCGTATCTTTTTCTAATTCTTCTACCACATCTTTTGGTAAAGGTTCACGACCTTTATCTTGTGGCGGAGTATCATCTTCTATCTCAAGATCAAAATCCTCTTGTTTAGCCTCAACCTTTTTTTCTGCTTTAGGTTCAGCTTCTTTGGGACTTAGATCAACTTCTGTTTCGTCACTTACTTTATTACCTGTCGTACCTGGTATATCCATATCATCTGGGTATTCATATACAATCCCATCTTTTGTTTCGGTAACCATTTAGTTCTCCTTATGCGCGAGTATAGCCACGAGGATCTTGAACAACCCCCTCAACTGTATCGTCGTTAATAATGCGGAATTCTCTTCCGTGGATTTTAAATCTTGTACCTGCGTATGCACGTGTCAAAACAAAATCACCCTCTTTACACCATGGACCTGTAGGAAATCTAGTCTCATCTTTATAAGCTAGGTCACCTACTTTTACTACAAATAAAACTACAGTTGAATGTTCTTCTACAGTTCTAGTTGAATCTGCTTTTACAATACCGCCTTTGTATGTTTCTGAAGCGTCAGGAATCGCACAAAGTATCTTGTATCCTTTAGGTTCAGGTAACTGTAAACCACGTTCTTCAATCGGTATATCTTCTGCATCTACTGCATCTAACGATGGAATAACAATCGGTCGACCACTTGCGTCTAATAGATTTTTATTCATCGTGAGTATTTGCCCGTTATCACTCATCTTCAAATGTCTCCATTCTTTGTGCAAGGTCTTTTATGATACTTTCTGCGACGGATAGACCTCGAATATATCCTACCATATTTTGGTACGAAGCAAAATCTTTTGCTGCTCCGTCTCCTAAATTATTTAAAACTGTTTTGCGCTGATCATCTATTCGAGACAATAATAGCTCTAGCGTTTGGTCCATTTAGTTACTCCTTAGGTTGTTGATTCCTTTGCTGTACTTTAACTTGTTCCATTTGAGCATGGTGTTGTAGTTGAGCTTGTTCTCTGCGAAGTTCTTGTTCAGCATTATCTTTAACTGCTTGAATACCCATTTTGGTGCCTTCTACAAATTGTTTAATCTCTGAATCTTTTTCTGATTTAACTGATTGTGCACCTAATGTAGCTCCAGCAATTCTTTCTTGTGACTCAACACGCATCTTCTCAATGCCAACTCTCATATGTTCAATCTCAATATCTGCTTGAGTTTTTTGTGCCTTAAGTTGTAAGTCTTGTGCTTTGAGAGCCAACTCTTGTTGTTGCATTTGAATGATTGGATCTTGTTGCTGTTGTTGAGCTTGTTGTTGTTGAACTTCTGCTTGATCTTTAGCTAACAATTTACCTGCCGCTTGAGACATAAGTTTAGAAATTTCATATTCAACATCTTCTGGTAATACTTCATCTGGAGCTGGTAACGGTACACCTAATTGTTCTTCAAGTTGTTTTCTATACTCGAATGCAACGTGCTCATTAATGTGCGCCATAGCTGCAGCTTGAATCGTTTGTGCCATCGGATTTTGTCCAACAATTTGCATAATCTTAGGATCTTGCATAGCCGCCATATGTACTTGAATATGTGCTTGATGATCTTGGTAGATAAACGCTTTAACTGGTTTACCATTAATGATCGCCATATTTTCTGTGACAGGATCTTTTGCTGTGATTTGTTCTGTACTAGGAATAAGCTTAGCAATATTTTTAATGCCTAATACTTCAAGCATTTGTTTATTAAGTTCTGGTAAGTCATAGATCTGTGGATATTGTTGAGCCATTTGCATAACAGCTTGATACTGCACAACTTTTTGTGACATCGTTGCAGCATTTGGATCTGATACTGGAATTACATCAACATTATCATAGTCAGCTTGTTTAGCTCTTCTATCACCTACTTCAGGCTCGTATGAATATTCTTGTGGAGTGTAATCACGAATGATAACTTTAAGAAGTTTAAACTCTTGTTTCATTGCATAGTAAATACGCGCTTGTACAGCACTCATTACTTTCAATGTTCTTTCAAGAATAGCTAATGTAGTACCGACTGGAGCATTGGCAGACATATCTGAAACTTTTAATCCATCAGCATTAGCAAACGCACGACCTTCTTCGATGATTTGATTCATCAATTGGTTTAATACTTGTGAAGGCTCTTTGTATGGAAGCGGTAAGATGTTGTCACGCACTGCACCACTAGGTACATCTACGTCACGCCATTCACCTGGAGCAATCGGTGTGTCATCGCCTTTAATACGTAGACCGCGTGATTTTAGTCCACCTGGAAGGTTTGATAGAGTACCTGCGTCAACAAGTTGACGTAAGATCATAGTACCTGATTTGGCGAAAGCACCTATCAAATGAATTAAACCAAAGCAATAGAAACCAAAGCCTGGTATGTAACCGTAGTGAACGAAGTGTTGACGTTTTAATTTTAATTTGTCGTCTGGGTTCCAGTTACGACGTATGGCTAAAATAGTGCCTGTGCCTTTTTCAATTGTAACTACATAAGGTACGCCAATACCATCTTCACTATCACCGTTTTCTAAATCTAAATTGACATGCATTTCGAGGATCTTATATCTGTCATCCTCTGTAGGATTAAATCCTAACTTCTCTGCAATTTTTTTCTCTGCTTCATCAATATCTAAAAATGGTTCACCTAAGTCTACATCGCGATAAAATCCTGCTACTTGTAGTTTACGTAATTCATTCTTAGTTTTTCTCATGACGTGTGTCACACGTTCACATGTTTCTAAATTAGATGCACCGTATGGAACAACAATATCTTCCGCAGGAACATACATAGAAACTTGGCGTTCTAAGTTTGGATCATAATAAACTTTTTTAAATGCGTTACCAGCTAAACCTAGTCCCCATAACATGCGTTCATGTTCAGGTCTATACTCAGGCATTTTATCCATGAGCTGATAATTCATATCTTCTTGGACGCGTTCTGCAGCGTGTTCTTTTTCCGGTGTGATCTTACCAACGATTTGTGTTTTTACTGGGCCCGATGCTGGAAATGTCTCCATCATAGTTTCAGCTTGGAATTTAACAAGCGCTTCTGTCATCAAGGGGTGGTACACATTGCATGCCCCAGGCCACGGTTCTGTACGGTCTTCTACTTTAAGACCTAGTAACTCTAAGCCATCTACGTAAGTAGTTAGCCAATCTTTGCGAGACGAAATATCGGCATCGTATTCACCAATAAGATCACCTGATAATTCTGTAAGTTGTCCTTCATCTAAATCGTCAGCTAAGTTAGCATTGAATTCATCGCCAGCAACGTCTTTACCTGGAACGATTGTAATTTCCATACTACCGTCATCAAGTGTGACTGATTCTGGATTCTCGATATCAATTTCTAATGAAGGTTGTGCCGCTGCTAATTCTTCTAGGCCTTGAGGTGCTTGTGCTAAACTTTTATCTATGTCTGCCATAATTAATCCTTATAATGCATATAATTTTTTACTGTTGCTTCTGAATCCATAAACTTCATCGGGTTCATCACTTGGTAATCTAATAAATCCGCCTTGTCTAAATCTCATTAATGCAAGTGTTGTACTATCTACAAGGTCGTCATTAGCACCACTTGGGAAATCATTACACTCTTCTATAACCTCATGTGCCCATCGTCTATCTGGAGCCCACACTATACCACTTCTAAATAGATCTGACACGGCATTTACTCGACTGATTTTATCTTGACCTTTACCAGGTGTAAATTCGCCGACAGGAATACCCATGCGTCTAAACTCTTGATAGAGTGCAGCGCCGTTAGATTTCTTTTCAACTAAAAACGCATCAGGTTCCCATTCCTTATACTCTTGTATACAAAGCTCTTTAAGCTCAGGAAACTCTAGTCGTTGCTTAATACTATTTAATAGTATTATATTATAATTATTGGTTTCTTCGTTAAAAAAGACACCCCAAGTTGTTAATGCATTATAGTCTGCCCTGTTTGTCGCTTCCTGTGCGGCATCTAATGACATAATGGTGAATTCACATTGAGGCGGATCTTCACCTTCCCATATCTTCCACCACTCTCTTTTAATTAGCGCACCTTCTTCTGATACTGGGTTTTGTAAATACTGAGCATTCCAGTACCGAACATCTAGCGCTGCCTTCTTTGCTAAGAGTTCTTTGAGTGGCCAGAATTCAGGCCAGAGTGATTCTTCTTCACCATCTTTATTCTCAATAATAGCCGGGAACTCTACTACTTCCCACTCGTCTACACCTTCTTGTTTTATCATCTGGTTCACAATTTCACCAGTTAAATCTAATTTACTCCACCGAGTCATTACTACGATGATCGCACCACCTGGCATAAGACGTTGAAGAGGGCCAGACTGAAACCACTCCCAAGCAGGCTTAAATACATCAGCCCTTCCAAGTTTTGCATCTTGCTCTGAGTGTGGATCATCAATGATAAAAAGATCAGCGCCGCGACCAGCGAGGGCACCACCAACACCAATTGCAAAATACTCTCCATTAAAGTTTGTCCCCCATCGTGATGCCGATTTACTGTCAGCTTGTAGTTCTACCTGTGGAAAAATATCTTTGTATGCATCAGCACCCACCAAGTTTCTAACGCGACGACCAAAATTAACAGCAAGATCAGCGGTATGAGACGCCATAATAACTTTCTTATGAGGATATTTTCCAAGAAACCAAGCAGGCGCAAGATATGAGATAAGCTCAGACTTCCCATGTCGTGGCGCAATATTAACAATAACTCTTCTCTTGATTCCATTGGCAATGTCTTCAAATATTTGCGCAAGTTTCCTATGGTGCTCTCCTATAATGTAACCTGGGTATACATGTTGTATAAAATCTAAAAAATTATCTTTGCCCGATTTTTCGACAACCTTGCTCTTATAAGTTTTAAGAAGTTTTTGAAGTTTAACTTTGTCCGCTGGGTCTGCTACTTGGAATAGGGACTCTAGTTCCTCAATATTCTCACTCGTCAGTTTTGGTTTCGGCGTCGTCTCTGTCATCTTCTACAATTTCTGCGTCTATCGTTTCTGATTTAGGCTTTAATAATGCTTTCGCTTTTAATTCTTTCAACATGGATAGTAACTCAGTTTCAACTTCTTCCATCGTCTCCATTTTGTGGATAACTTCTGTCTTCTTCTTAAATGCATCTATGCCATCGACCTCACCAATAGATCTTAATGCTGTAATTTGTTCTTTTATATTACTATCTTGGTGATGCACAATTTCGACCAACTTATTTACTACGAATAACTTTAAATCTGCTAGGTCTTTTACGATCATGTGGTTGTAAGTTCCTACTAACCCACCTAAGTAAGCCACAGTTTCGTTAGCATATATACCGTATTCTTGTTTTAGGCCTGGGTTTTCTACCATTTTGCGTGCTAAATCTTCAGCTTCTTTAATATTTTTTGCATTTGGCACAATTTCTTCACCCATAATGTCACTTACTTCTTTAATAGTTTGCGCGCGAAGCATAACTTCGTCTTCCGACGTCATACTTGGTAGAGCATCCCTAGCATTCTTGGGTATGGGTATGTTTTCTTCAATAAAAGGCACAATAACCACGTCGTTATTGGGTTTATCTTGTTGATTTTGTTGAGTATTCGGGTCTGTCATGTGTCGCTGATTACACCTTGTGAAATTATTTGCAGCTTTATTGCCGATTGTAACATAGTTTATATGAAAACAAGGTAGAATATCTAAATGAAAACCACGTTAACTAAAAAGAACTTAGAAATTCTGTACAACATGGCGTGCCAAATGGCGCCTTTCAACTCCCTTCCTATGCCCAAATCTTCTAAATTTAAGTTTAAAGTAATTAATAACCCTAATATATACGGTAGCTTTGATGAGCACGAGATGGAGATTCAAAT